GCCGTACCATCGTCATATATCTGCCAATCAGCATCTTCAAGAAGTGAAGGCGGTTCATATCCAAATGGATATTCAATTCCAAGGATTTGAGAATAACTATTAGCCCAAAGCCCTGCAAGGATTGTATTGAGAGCGTACTTATTTGATCCTGTGCCGGTAATCTTCTTTGCTATTTTCAAAGGGACATCTCTTCCCCAATCAGTTACGGCTTTTGTTAGAATCAAGCCATTATCTGTCGGTGAAAGTTTTGTGGCGTCATCCTTTATTAGTGACGCGATTTCATCCAAATAATCTTGATAAGTATGTCCGCTCTGATTAATTAATGTAACAGTTGTTACCGTACCGTCTGCAGAAGGCAATGATCCGGACGCAACCAATACGACGCTTGTCGTTATTCCAACAACAACCGAACTAATGACACCAAAATAGAACGCATCTCCAATAACGAATGACATAGGATTACCAACGTAACTTGCATCTACCGTTCCATTTGTAATTCCCGAAATCGTTCTTGTTAGATAAGTGTAGTTCATTTAATTTTGTCCTTGAAATCTGAATCCTGCATATTGTGTCGACTCTACTGGATTGATTGATCTCTTTGCCATTACTATAACCAAGTTGCTATTGCTACTCTCTGCTATGTGTTTGTTGCAACGCAAATGTAAGTATATCCATTTACTATTCTTATTTCTCCGAGCACACCAGTATCTGTTGGATTTGCTGGTGCGGTATTGAGTGCAGATAATCTAAATTGAGTTGCTATTTTGCCGATATCTTTTACGGTATCCCTTGCCATCCTCGCATTCAAAGTATCTCTCATAATTTTTTGATCTACAAGTTGACTTTGTGCAATGGATGTCCCCAGGAAGAACACAACTAAAAACAATAATGCCTTTTTCATATTATACCCACTCCGTTCCATTCCACCAATAAGGTCGATTGTCATCGGTATCAAAATATTGTATCTTGCCAGCATCTATATTTGCCAACGTTATACCCAATGCTATTCTATCGACAGATGTTCCCACCACATTTCTTGCTACCTGATTAACATTCGCTGCATTAACCGCAATGTCTGCTATCATTGCAACTATATCTTCTTTTATGACTGACATTTTCGTTATGGAGTTTGTGCTTTTAAGTTTAATGCTTCTTGAAGTGTATATCGATGCTTATTACTCTCACCTGCATATAAGCAAGCTGCTTCTTGATCTGTGTAAGTATGCAGATCGGTTGCACTCGCTAAAGAGTTCAATGCTTCTTGAATTGAATAATGATGTTTATCTACGGTCTGACCTGCAAGAACATTTAGAGCTTCTTGCAAAGAGTAATGATGCTTATCGGATTGTAATGCTATAACATTGGCCGCTTCTTGTGCGGTGTAAAGATTCAAGTCCATTGTGTCATCTCTGAATTAAATGAGCGGTAGGAGGAGGCGAGCCAAGAACTACCGCTCTGGAGCAAGACGTACCGAGAGGCACGTTACCTTGTGTAATGAATCTCAATACGAGGTCGATACAGATGTCCATTCGTACTGACTTGAATCTTTAATTTGTAATAAGCTCCGATTACCAAGTGTCCTATTGCAGGAGTTGTCGGGCTTGCTGTAACCTCGATATTAGAAACACAAAGATGTAGCTGTGCAATTACTGTGCTTGCGATATTGGTTAATGGATAGAATCTATAAAGCACAATTGAGTCAACGCCTGTCGTAGCATGTGATGCTGAGATAGTCGTATCTACACCTGCTGCCGTTGCAACTAATCCAATAACGTTCATCGAGTAAGGCACATAAAAGATGCAGAGTGTATCGACCGATGCAGCTTTACATGTATCGATTTCAAATGTCTTTACCATCACTGGCGTTGCAGCACTTATAGGAACTGTTTGCGCTTGCAATGGTTGTGTAACCGCAGAGAGCGCAAGAACGATGAGAATAAAACCAATTATCTTTTTCATTGTATGTTACCTTTCAATTCGTGTTTATAAATAATCTCCCCCGTTGAATTGAGGGAGATCGTCATTTGTCAATTAAACAACAGACCCGTCGAAGAATCGATAATCAGTGATACCACCACCATAAATATGTCGAATCTTATAAGTCGTTTTGTCATTCGTGAACCATGAACCGACATTAGGAATATCCGATACTAACAGTTCAGGAACTTCTTGACCGTCTAAGAATCCGATTTCAATACCAACACCGCTATTACGTGAAGCAACAAGAGCCCAATCATTTGCATCTGTCCAGTAATCAACACGGATTGGAGTGATACCAAGTTGCTGATAGAACTCAGGAACCATATTCGATTTACCGAACGCATTGGTTGTTAACTCGTAACCCGTCTTTTCCAGATCTGGAGGCACGAGCAAATAACCTGCAACAATACCGAGACGCTTGCTATTGTCGCCTTGAGCTTGTTTAAGCATCCTTAATCGCGCAGCAGTCAAATAGGTTGAGTCAAGCGCGCTTGCGCCTACGTTTGAATGACCTGCAACGTAAAGCACCGAACCATCATAAATTAGTCCAGTATAAGATGGTTTCACAAAATCATAAACGAATTCATGCAATGTCTGTCCTGCAGCACGAGCCATGCGAGTAGGAATTTTCACAATTGCACCAACATCATCGTTTTTAATCATTTCAAGTGTAACGTCTTCCGTTCCACCGCGTTTTGATGGGCTGTAGTTCATCGTCTCGTCAGTTGGAGAAGACAACCCAAGGTAGGGACCACCTTCTGCTACAGCAGGTAAATTACCATACCCACCGTACCTAACCCTTGTTTGTGGACGGAAGTCTTTCGGTGAAGTAACATCCGTAAATACTCTCCATGTGTCGAGAGCCAGCATATTGTAATCTTTGACTAATTGCCGATTCAAAGTATTGGCAAGGATGTTTGCCCAGTCAGTCGTTTCGAGAGAAAAGAGCAACCGTTTCGATTCCTTCTTCAATCCGGTTACATTGACATCACCGGTCGCCATTATGTAAGCTTCTTTAATTGAACGAATCGGTGAAACATTCCCATTGCCTACTTTTGCAATTTTATTGTATTCATCCGATCCGGCTTTCAAAGGTTTAATCGCGGAGCCATTGCAAGCAAACATAAGCTCAAGTCCAGCTTGAAGTTTGTCAATGCTTTCCGGCCCAGCGTGAATATCCATACCATGATTATTAACTTCTGGATTCGTGAAGTGCGCTGCAATCTGCCGGAATGAATTGATCGTATCATTCAGTTCCGCAGCAGCGAATACCTTTCCTTCGTAAAGCTTTCGAACTTCCTTTTGAACTACATCGGGAAGTTTGCTCTCTGTGAGCGCCGATGAAAGCTGCGAAGCACAAGCTATCAAACGCAGTTGTTTGATTTCTGCTTGCTGTGCATCCAGCGCTGCTTTAATTGCCTTATCCTGTTGTGGAGGAGTAGGCGGCACTGGAGGAGTTGGTTCATCTTTATGCACTGCCGCTTTCAGTTCATTAATTTTCGTATCAAGGGTTGAGCCAATTGTTTGTGCATCCCATCCTTCCGGTAGATGCAATCGATCCTGTGGCTTATCAGCCGCAAGTAAATGACTGTAAAGTTCGTTCTCATTCACTTTCAACCAATCGATATTCTTTGAAGCAAAGATAACCGGATAGGCAAGAGCGAAGAGCGCCATTAATTTTAGTCGTAATTCCATGAGAGTATCTCCTTGTGATTGTGAATGTGATGCCACTAATCGATTAAATTTTCCACCCGCTGCACCTCTCGGAACTATATCGACATCGCCACCTGCAAATCCTGTTACAATAGGAACCGTTTCATTCGCCTCCGATACAAACCTTGTTCCCTCTGAATAATAACCACCATCGATTGACAGTTGAAATACGTCAAGTTGATTCTCTGCTCTAAGAACAAGTAGGTTGTCTTTAAGCCATTGAGCGGACGGTAGAATATGAAACTCATATCGTAGTTCATCTCCTTGTACGTAACCGTTCTTCAAAAAGCCAACAACTTCCTTGATTCCTTTTTTGCTTGAATCGATCTTATGCCCGAAGAAATCTGCGTCCTCATTAACATATACTCTTGCACCGTCAAAGACGTTCTGCGAAGATGTGAGCGCTTCCTTTGCTATGAACAAATGAGGTCTCGCAGGAGCGAAGCCAGCTTGAACAACCGTAACATCCCATATCGTTCCTTCTGAATTGCCGGCGGCAATAGAAGCGTTGAACTTAAATATGTTTTTCTTCTTGATCATTACAACGTTACTTTCCGATAGCCATACTTACCTGCATCAACAACAAAGCGATTATCAGTTTGCTTAATAATTTTCAAATCAGATTCTTTCAATTCGTTCATTGCCTTTGTCGTACGTTCTAATACTTTTGTTAGAGCGTCCTTATCTTTTTGAGTTTTGGCATTGTCGATTGCTTCTTTCAATGCGTTTAACTGTCCATTATTATCCAGAATATCTTGCTTGACTGCATCCAGTAAACCTTTCGGTAAGCCCTTACCGGATTCCCTGGGATCGAGTTTGGCGTTTGCTTTTTTTTCGGCATCGATTTCTTCTTGCGTTTTCATAACCATCTCTTTATGTGAATAAAAAAAATGGCGAAACGAATCAGAGCCACCACTCTGTTTCATCTCGCCTCAGTTACCGTCCGTTGGGATCAGAAGTTGTGCGTCGCTTTATCAGCGAACGATTAAAAACTTATTTCAATTAGACATAAAAAAGCACTCAACAGTTGCGCCTGCGAGTGCCTACTTGACAAGTTCTATGATGTTCCGGTTAATCATTGGGTATAAATATAATAATTTCTTAGAACTTGTCAAGTATTATTTTTATAAATCTTTTGCAATCTGAATTCATAGATTAATAATGGCACCAGAATCAAATAGACTCTCAGTTCATTGATCTGACCGAACACCATTAACGTTGCCCATATTAACCAGATCAATATACCTATTGCGTTACGCTTCACGAATAGCATTGTTCCTAAAACAATTGCAGGAGATAATCCTACGTAGAAAAAGCACTTAACATTCGTAACAAAAAGCTCCCATCCACCATGTAGATTGTGGAACTGATAATCGTTATCTAACCCAACCCAATGAACGCAAGAATAATCGAAGTTCTGTCGCAATCTATAAATTATCATTATTCCAAACATCACCATCAATGACGCAAGGAAGATCTTCCATCCTCTTTCTTTCTTTTCAAAGAGGATTGAGAGTAGTAGATATGCAGGTATGTAAAATGCTGATTCCCTGTTAAACAAGAATACGCTGAAAAGGATAACGTAATAGATTAATCCTACTTTGTTTTTGATGAAAGTCAACAATATGACCATCATCAGAATGTCAAGCAAATCCCATCCCAGAAACCAATAGGGCACCCATCGCATCAAGAAGAATGCTCCCATTTGTGCGAATACTATCCAAATATTTTTATCATAGAGATAATATGTAACGATATTAAGTGCAATAAATCCAAAGACAAAAAATGGAACATATCCAATCGCATTGGCAATTATGCCGGCAAGATACCTATTCTGCCAAGCCCGCCACCAAGCATGTCCAGTTAATGGCTCAAAGATCGCTTTCATTTCACCATCCAGACCCGACACTTGACAATCTAATAACTGCAAGGCAAACATATAACCACCTACAATGCAAACAAATAAGGGAAGGAACTGGATTATCTTGTTCTTCATGTCTCATCCTCGAATCTCATTACAACCGGAACTACCGTACAACGGCAGTTAACGACCTCACCAACTGGCAAATCAGGATCATGTGGAGTATCCACTTGATACAGTTCACCGTCCGCACCTATCAAATCGAATTGCTCATCTGCGGCAACCACAACACCGTCAAGCATTAAATGTCCTGGCCGTGGAACACCTATGTGCGAATGAACCCACTTCTTTCCCATGTCCGATACCTGTTGCTTCGATTGCATTATTCTATCATGCGTTGTCATGTTCTGGATCCGCTTAACTTCCGTTTGAAATATAACTTGTGCTCGTTTCGCTATCGTCCCGAAGATAGAAGCGTCGTTGAGGTTCTTACCGATGTTCGCAATGACTTCACTTGCTGATTTCTGTCCTAACACTGCAAGGTCTAATTCATTTGAGACATTCTGTAAAGCATTGCCGACCAATCCATTGACTTGATTCGCTGAATACTTTTGTAGTATCTCAAGTTTGCGCTCTGATAAAAAGGGAAGTGCTGTTGCAATACCTTGTTCTTTCAGAATCTTATCTACGGTTTGAATGCCCTTGACAAATAACCGTCTTTGGTTATCGGTCATTTGCTTGGTAAGGTTCAATCGAACTTGATACGATAATGCACCAAGACGAGCTTTCAATGTTTCAACGGTGAGCGCGTCAAGCGGTTCGTTCTCTGCAACCATCGTAATGACTTGCCTTCGCCAGTTGTTAATGACGCTCTGTATCTCTACATCACCGCTTTTTGAAATCTGATTTATCAGGTTGTCTATTTCTTCTTGCGCTGTCATCTTAGTTCAAACTGAATAGTGTTGCTGCTTTCAATGTTTCAGAATAATACCTAATGAGATTCCGGTCTATCTGCCAAAGTAGAAACAACGCTATCGATTGAAGATTGAACCTTATCATTTCTTTGCTCTTTGAATAATCTCTTTTCGATTTTCATCTTGACAAAGACTTCAAACGATGTATCGCAATCTAACTTTCTGCTACCAGCAAGAAATCCCTCTACAAACGCTTCCTTAAGCTCTTTCAAATATTCATCCGCTTCAAACTGTGCCATTGATTACAATACTCGCCAAGTTCTTGACTCTATCGTGTAACGATCTCCGTATCGTTGCTTGAGGTATGGTTCAATCTCTTTGATACGTGAAAATCTAACCAAAGAAACGTGCCTGCCGCCTTTATATGCTACAACTCTCCGCCATTCATCAGTATCAAGATACTCAAGAGCAAATTCAATCCCATTTGTAATTATTCTGAATTTAATCGGCTCGAGTACGCTTCGTTTTGTATTCCCAAACATTTTAATCCCTTCCTAAGTTGTGCCATCGCCTTGCTGCTGTCCTTTACCTGCATACTCACCAATACCGGCCTTCTGCCTTGCTTGCCGTAACTTCTCCTGTTGATTCATAAACTGATTCAATGGAGGGGCTTGGTTCAGTGTGTCCGTTGCAAGGTTCTCTTGTTGCTTCGTTTGATTGAGTTCCTTGATGTCCTCTGCGGTCTGTGATTGATCTACTTCGAAACCGATTGAAGTTAAGAAGCCGTCAACAAGTTTCTTTGCCGTGTCATCGGTAGCCCATCCGGAAGATACTGCTACCTTCATTGCGTTAATCATTTGCGTGAATCCTGATCCTGCTTGATCCAATTCCTTTTGATCGAGATTGTATAGACTGACCTCAATGTCAAAGTATTCATCAGGAGCAAGTTTCAATTTACCTGCATCTTGAACACACTGCAAAACGTAAGTACACATGAACTTCAATTCACGTTTCAAATACGCCTGAATCCTTTGAAGCATCTTCTTCGTAGGGATAGCCATGGAATCTGCGGTTGCTCTGTTGGTTGTGTCCGCTTCACCAAACCAAACCTTTGAGAATCCTGCCGTGCCGACGATGAAATCCTTAATTAACTTCGCGGCCGTTGAAACATCGTTTGCTGCTAAATCTGGATTGATAGTCGTCCATTTAGCTTTCTCGTTATGAACGTTTACCATACCTCTATCCGGTCGAGTAACCTTTTGAGCGTCTATTTCTTCTTGTGTCATTCCTTCAAGCGTGCAATCGAAGAAGTAATCGTTCCTTGCATCGAAACCGTCAAGAGCACCGAACAAGAATTGATCGAATGCATCCGCCCAATCAATATCAGTCATAAGAATCGAATAGCCGCGTAATTGAGTAGGTAGTTTATTTAATTGAAAGAAGAACACCTCACCAACTAATTTACCGTATAGTTTATTGGTTTCGGGATTGCCGTCCATATTGAAGCGGATAACTTTCAAATGAACTGCTTCCGTTGTGTTCGGTGGTTGCATCACAATCTCATCCACCTTGCGAATGTTGCCCTGCACTGGCACGACACCGCTTGATTGAACGTTCCCGTTCGCGTCGTATGAAACGGGAAGTATATAGCGTGGATCAAGGTAGCCAATCCAAACCTTGCCGTCTGTCTTGTTGACGTGGGCCGGTATGATCTGCTCGCCGTTAATCAGGTAATCTGTGAACATTGAACCGAGATCATCCTGCAGATCGTTTTGTGGATCTTCGTAGAAGTCATCCCAAGCCTGCTGTCCTTCGTTCCTGTCCTTGAGATATTCCTCGCCATCTGCGGTTCGTTTCTTACACTTCACAACTACTTTCAACTCTTCCCCTACACAGAAGTCAACAAGAATCTCTATAATGCGTTTAGCGAGTAGATTGCGTTGCCAAAGGTAGAATGCTTTCTTGCATACGTCTAAATAAGCAAGCGGAGTCAAGTCCCGCTCTGACTTCGAAGTTAAACGCCGGTACTTTCCTTCATCTCCTTGATCGGTTCCGGTTAATCCAATCTGACTTGCTTTCATCACATTTGTTCCGGTAGGAGAGTAAGCCGGTAGTATCCGTGATTTAGATTCTGGCATGGTATTTACCTTTCATAAATTGTTCTAAGGATCGTTCCAACAAAAGTAATTACCACTCCCTTTGCTGTTATCACAATCGTTCTTTTACCGATTGATATTCTTTCGATAGGAGCGTGAACGCACGTTTGCGGATCGGCTTTACAGTTCCCGAACGGTTCAAGATGGATAGTTTGTCCTAAATAGATTTCAGTGTTTAACGTCTTGCCTTGCTCGAGGAATATCACGCCTTGAATCACTTTCTTTGGTGCAGGTTTGCATTTCACTATAACTGCTTGCCAGAGTGCCTTTATTCGTGCGTAGAACGCACGAAGCGCGATAATTATTCGATTGGTATACATAGATGTCTTATTCATTTCGTACCTTTTTTACCATATCCCATTTTTATCAATTCTAACGGTTCCATTTGGCAAAATAACTTTGATGTCTGTTCTCAAATAATCTTCCCACTTAAATTTTGCTATCCCCCTTTCAACCGCCTCACTGTCTAATATTCCATTTTTATCCGTCAGCCAATGTTTTCTTTTATCTGGGACCAATATCTTAATGATCAATCCCATATCATTCAAGGTTGTATAACAATGTTTCCCATCCCACCAAGTCATTGCCTCAAAAAATGAGGTATCGGTCAAAAAAAGATGTTGTATTCCGAATCCATCCTTACCACCCTTGTTATAATAATCAACACCAGCCCTTCCTTCGAGACAATCGCATATAGATAATTTTTCGACCTTTTTCAAAACCATCATCCACCTTTTAGCAGAAACATTTTGTGCGTTTGCCATACCTAACCCAAGAATCAATATCATTATGTATTTCATTTTTCACCTCTCATCAATCTCCGCGCTTTTTTCTGCATCCTGCGAAGTCCCTTGCCGGATACGCGAAGTTTTCGCATAATGGCTTTCTTTTGCTGCCTCTCAAGGTTTATCATTCTGCCTAATCGCATATCGCCTCCTAATGAATGTCGTCAACAGTTGGAATAACACTTGCCGGTTGGATTAACGGCTTTTTCTCTTCTTGGTTTGCAAGAACCTTGATGGCATCTGCAAGCAAATTGAGACACAGTTTCTTATCGCCTGGCGCTGCTATCATAATCTGATTCTTGTCATTAACCATAATCTGTAAAAGTATCTTGAGTTGTGCCATCTCTCTCCTTTCAATGACTGTATTCGTGTCTCTTTTGTGGTTTGTATTTGAACTCTAATTTACCGTTGACTATCCTGCTTCTTAGTTCTCCAGGCACTTCTACACCTTCCTTTCCGTCTCCATTGTCTGGATGATTACTCTTTTGTGCCGCCTTAACGTTTCCTTTCAATTCGTTCAACGCCCAAACAAGAGCGTCAAGTCTATTAGGACTCTTATCGCCTGGACACCATAAGCATAATTCATCTTCCAACTTGCTGAATGTTCCAACGTGATGTACTCTATGTTGCTCGTAGATAGTTGCGATTGGCTGTGCTCTTGTTTCTTTACCCCGACTTGCAAACGTCAAGAATACCGGAACATCTTTATCAACTTCGTGAATAACCTGCGATACCATCTCACCGCCGTTGTTCTTCTCTGCGATTATCTTATCCGCTAAATGCTTTGTATATGCAGCAACGGCTTCCTTCGCCCAAGCATTAGGGCTGCCTTGCAATGAGTAATCACCGAAGACATAATACTCGTTTCCTTTTCGCCCCGCAACCACTATTCCGGCTTCATCACCTTCACTTGATGCACTTGGATCGACACCGACATAAATCAAGTCAAGTTCTGGCATCTTCACAACCCTATCGGCATCGATCTCTGAACGCTGCCATAACGCACCAGGAGCGCTATCGACATCCTCTGCCATAATCTCTTGCCGATAAGCAAGGGAAGTCATATCTAATGTTATATCTGTAAGTGCTTCCTTGGATAAGTGAGGATTGTCATGTGATGTGAAGTGAAATGCTTCCCAACGTGACTTGCGTCCTTCCATCTTCGCAAGTTCCATTTCTGCTACCGCTTTCTCATATAACTTTGAGGCGTGCCGTGGATCATCTGCTTTTGAAACGCTTCTCGTATGCAGTGATGGTGGAGTGAAGATGAATATTGCATCACCGTTATTGTCAAGCAACATAGGAGCACCAACGACTGCCCACGTATCTTCGTTCATCATTTGGAATTCATCAAGGATCAATACGTCTGCATAGTCGCCTCTCAATGTGTCTGCATTCCAAGCTGTCTTCGCTCTAATCCTTGCTTCAGTTCCACGTAAGGTAAGACTATGCTCTGTTTCGTTCTTCTTGACTATACCTGCATTGATTAACTCGGTGAGCGCAATCGTAACCTCCGTCCAAAACTTCAATATTTGATCTCCGGTAGGAGTAGCGTATAAAACACGATGCCCTTTTAAGAATTGCTCAACGGCTATCTCCGCAGCACCAACAGTCTTTCCACCTCTGCGTCCTGCTTTGATTACCTTACGCTTTGCAGTTGAATTGATAAACGCCCACTGCTTATCATGTGGTATAGGCACTTGAATTGTGAACTGCGATAGATCGTCTTGCAGTTCTTCTTTCTCAGGATTGTCGATCTGGAACTGTCGCGCCAAATTCGCCATTGGTCTGTTTACGATTGACATATTCTACAAGTATCCTTATTGCTGTGTCATCGGTTATATTAACTTCATCCGGTACTTTACCATAACAGATTTCCAGGAAGTTACGCCAACCGGATTCTTGCTTGCCCATTGCCATTTTCAAAAGTATTGCTTCAACGGTAGATACTTTCTTCCGCGCGTTATCCATCACTAAGCGCAAGCTATTGATCGCTGCTTCGTTATGCCCTTTTTCAATCTCGCCAATTATAGACTCAACGCGCTTCATCACCTCTTCCCTGTCAAACACAACAAGCTCACGCTCTGCTATCGATAGCGCAAGATTGCGGAGTTTGTCAAATGTCTTCGGTCTGCCATTACGGTTAATTCTGGGATCGTTCTTTGTAAAGGGGATTAAATCTTTTTGGCTCATATTTCTTTTGAAACCCTACTGTATTGCAGTAGAGAATTGCAGAAATATAATCAATTTTAATGGAATGTCAATAGGTGGGGAACAATATAACGAGAATTGAGGATATTATAATCCTTCCACTGACTTTGGACGTTTCACGCTTTTGTGCTTTCTCGTTTGCTATTCGAACTTGTTCTCGAATCTTCTCAGCTTCCGGTCCCTGTAAGTAATGATAGGAGCAAGGGAATAAAGCAGATGAATCGGAATGCCGAGGCTCGAAGGCTTGTCCCAAATTTTGTTGAATTGGATTCAATGTTGTATCACGCATTTGATTTCTCCTCGACGGCAACCAATAGATTTTGTTTCCTGTGCGCGTTCCATTGTGATGTCTCCTAAAATGAATGCAGCGGAAGGACTGACAACCGCGACACGACTCGAGGAAGGGTCAATCACAACCGCTGCAAAGGTTAAATTCAAATAGGGATTATTTTTATTGAGCCGTGTCATTGTGTTTCTCTGATATATTATAAGATTTACTTATCAGAGTGTCAAGAGATTTGTTCACTATTTTTGACTAATTTCATACCGTAGTTATTGATTCCCTGCGGAATAACGATGTTTTTCTTTAATCGGAGTTTATTATTTTTGAAAGGTCTATAATCTACTTCTCTTTCATCGAGTGCTTTAATTTCAGATAAGATGCCTCTGATAACTCTTTGAAGTTCTTCCCTTGGATTGGGAGTAACTCTTTCCATTTCACATTTTCGGTCTTTAAGATTCGGTTCTCGATGTTCATTCGTTCTCCTTTGAATAGACCTCTTCGATAAATAACTTATACTTCATCTTCAATGGCAGTTCTAATAAGTTCTGTAAATGGTTTCCCGCTTTCCTTCGATTGTTGCTGAATAGGCTTTGAACTTTTTCTGAGATTATGGACTGGAAGCATAAGTTGTAAATTGCTTGAATGATTCAAGTCTGTTCTATTCGGATCACAGTGATCCATGTGGTTTGAGCGTGCCGGAACAATTAATCTCTCTCCGCAACCGCAAGCACATATTCCACCTTGCCGATCAAACTTCTTTTGATAAAGAGAATTCGGAAACTTAATCCTTTTATCTCTATCAGAGTTGACGCGTTCACGCATTAGCTTCTTCACAGAAAAATCAAACTCAGAAGTTCCATACTTGATACGGAGTGCTTTCAAATCTTCGTAGCAACTCATGGTTTCACCTCACTGGCATAGACAGCGATTGCAACTGCACTCCATACGTCTTTTGAGACACCCTTTAAGATTCCTTTCGGTCTCTCTTTTGGTTTGAGTCCCGGTTCAAACTTATCAATCAATGCTTGCCGGATATTTGTGTCTTTCGCTCGCATTGAATTGCAGAGATACATCTTCACATCTTTTCGGTAGATTAAGCGGAAAGGCAATCTTGATGCTTCGATGAATCTACCTATCCAAATACAGGTATCGAATATTTCCTTTCCAACAGGCATGCCATAGCTCGCAATTGCTTCAATAGCAATTAAATCTGCTTCCGGTAAAAATGAATCAAGTCTTAAAAATGAAAGAAGTTTATCATTGTGAACTTTTTCAAAAACCTCTAATGGAGTCGATGCGTTGTTCTTGTCAAATAGAACGTATGCACTTTCAGAACTTCCAGGATCAATTGCGAGTAGCATGCATTGCCTTCTTTCTTTTGTTTAGAAGTTCACATATAAGTTTCGCATGACCTCTTGCGTTCTTAATGTCATCGTCAACTTCCATGTAAGTATGCCCTTGCGGATCACGAATAATATATCCGAGATTGTCTTCGTTACGTTCAACATAAAACTCTTTCTTTTTCATGGTTCATTCCTCATGCCGTCAACTTCAAACTGCCTGTTCCTTCTCTTCCTTTTCTCCAAACGTATCTCCTGAACCAACTCTGGCCACGTCTTATCAAGTAATCCCTTTTTACGGCTTACTCTGCGTGAGCGTTTCGCCATCTTTTTAATGTCCGGCTTCTTTGTTGCCATTGTTCTTCCTTTCAAAATAATTCTTTCTGCCTAAGTCTATCAATAGCGATACGGCAGTATTTTTCGCTAATCTCAATCCCTATTGCTTTTCTACCAAGGCGTTTTGCCGCAACCAATGTTGTCCCACTTCCCGCAAAGGGATCTAAAATATTCATACCCTCGTATTGTAATATCAAGTCGGTCGATTCAGATTCAGGTTGTCCCCATTTATGAAATCTCTTGCCCGACGTTTCCCTATTCTCAAATACATCTTTCCTTATTTTATGCGATTCTTTTCCATCCCCGCCGTTTTGGAAAAGCAAGATCGGTTTCCATCCTGCAAAATGTTTTACCGGCCATACAATTTGCGTCTGCGCGTGAAGAAGCGCCACACACCAACGGTATTTCAAATATTCTGTCATTCGGGTTAATACTTCTGGCAAGAACATTTGTCCTGAATAAGACACACAGTAATGCGCTTCTTTTAATATCCGCGCAGACTCTTTTGATAAAGTTGACCATAGCGGTAAAAATTCTCTCGGGTACGGCGGGTCAGTCAAAACAAGGTCTGCGCTCATAGGCTCAAGTAGCGGCAAAACGCGAGTACAGTCAGCGCAGTATAACGTAACTCCATCTTCCGAATAAATAGGATCGGGTAGAGTGTTCATTTTTTCCTTTCAAGTTTTGGATTATATTTTAATCCGATAAACATCGAATCAGGTATGCCGATCTGCTTTTTAAACTTCCTTCGCTTATGCAATAAAAATACTATCCACAAAAAAGTAGCAAAGAATGTGATAAATAACCATATCAAGGGATCCATTTTTATTACCCAATCGCTTTCATAACGCAATAAATAATAGCTCCGAATGCAATCAAGCAGAGAAATGCCGGTGCCAACCAACTGTGTCTTACCGTGTTTTTCATATCCACGTTTTCGCACTTGTCCCAATCAAGGCAATTAATAGTACAGCTTTCACATTTATAATTATCAGGCGTCATTTGTTACCTCCATTCCAGTTAGCATTGAATTTACGTACAAGTTCATTCGCTATCGAAAGATATTTAACGTCTTCGTCTTTAAATGATTGCAGAATCTCTTGCGCTTCACCTGCATAGATTGATTCAAGATCGATCCCTGCTTCAAGCAAGTGAATCCGCTTGGTGTAAAGAGCAATTAGTTCTTCCTTCGTACGTTGAATGATATGTGTCTCATGGCACGTATCGCATTCCCAATAAAACTTTATTGAGTCATCTTGCTCTGGCTTCAGTTGCAATCTACCTAAGCAATCTTTTGTTAAGTTACACTGCATTTTGCCCTCCATTGATTATCTTTCTCTGAAATTCAGTTCCAAATACTGACAGCCAGTTTCTTTTACCATTTTGTGATGCTGGCAACCTTTTGGGTTTTGGTTCTTCGGTGAAATCAAGTATTGATACTTCACATTTTTCAACTTGTATCGAAAGATATTCTGCTTGTGCAAGACTTCTCAAAATAAGCCAAGTGAGATATTTGGTTGTGTCCAATCCTTTTGATTTTGCATGTTGTTCTACCAAATCCCAGATGTATTGATATTGCACAATTGGCTTTCTGCTTTTCTCGATAGACAAGCCATGTGCATTAAGGTATGTGCATACCTTTTCCGAGATTTCCTCAAACTGCTTTAATTCTTTTGATTTCTCCATGTTTCACCTTAATCTATATATCACGTAGTTAAGCAGTCGTTCGCAAAGCGAATCACGGCTGTGGTTTTTCAGCTCTTGCCTCGTTTATACAATTCCTGCACTCCATTTCCTCTGTCGTGTTTTCCACGCCTACGTGGCTACCTAAGAGATTTGCCATACCTACAAGCTGACGTGCATGTTTGTCGCACGTATAGACTGGCCCCGAAGGCCAATGAACAATTTTCGTTGCCGGATATTTCATTTGTCTTTTTCCTTTCTGTAATTAATGAATGAACGCCGTGATAAAATGCTTTGCTTCTCTAAAATGTCATTGGTATAAAAAATCTTCATATACATTTTCCTGCTTAACGAAGGGGCGGCTTCGCCTTGGTTAAGCAAAGGCGCGTCGCTTTGCTCCGCTGCTTAACCTGCGGTTCAAATTGCGGAACGCAGTCAGTAAGCCAAAAGAAGGCTTCCTACTGCCGCAATTTAACCGCCCCTTCGTTAGGCGGCAATGCTCAAATATGCTTTTATGTATCTATGATATGTTTTATAGGTTGGACGTGTATCTTTCGTCCCACGCTTTTCAAGACTCATTCTCAGGTTTACTAAATGCGAATGTTCTGTGCAATATTTTCGTTGATACTCATTCAAGGACTTTTTGCAAAGTTTGCACCGTCTCATTTTGTCTTTCCAAACGGTGGGTTGCCTATCACCGTTTTCCATTTGTTAATGTAGTCCAGTACGTTTTTCGGGGTATAGTAAATTTTCGGCAGGCAATCCAAGAGAAATGTTCCGCAGGAATTGCCGCCTAACCCGCAACTCAACCTGACGCTATCAGCGTCCGGTTGTCGTTCCGTATTGGTTTTGATTTTCTTTAGCATCGGCTTTTTCATTTATTCAGTCTTTCAGTACGCGCAGGTTAGTTGCCATCCGTTAGGTCGTCACGGCAAACATATCTGAAAAAATACGCTTGCGGGCTATCTCAAAATACTTTGCTTCCTTTTCTATCCCAATAAAATTCCTTCCCGCGTTTTGACAAGCCACGCCAGTGCTTCCGCTTCCCATTGCATTGTCTAATACCGTTTCATTTTCGTTTGTGTATGTTCTTATGAAATGTTCGCAAAGTGGCACTGGCTTTACTGTCGGGTGTTTTATCGCTCCTCGCTCTCCCGTTGTTATCTCTATTACCGTTCCTACCATCCTATCCTTGTTTGCGTATTCAAATGTTCCGTTCTTCATACCAAATTTGTGTTCAGAGTTATTTATGTACTTTACTGGGTACTTCGCTCTTGAATATCCAGAACCCTTCCGATCTATGAATTGTTTATTGTATATCGGTGGTTTCTTGTAGAACACGCATATTGTCTCGTGGTATCTCAGTGGTTTCCTGTTCCCGTTTCCAAAGTCTGCTGGCTTATCTTTGTGCCATATCAAGTCGTATCTAAATAGCTTTCTGTTGCTGTTTATTAACTCGGTTGTGAAAGGTTGTGTTGAGAACAATAGTATTGCTCCGTTTGGCTTTATTATCCTCTCGTATTCCTTCCACAACGGTTCAAATGGTATCACGGTATCCCAACTACACGCTGTTGTTCCGTAAGGCAAATCGCAAAGTATCATATCCACACTTTCGCCCGCAAGCGTAGGCATTATCTCCAAGCAATCTCCATGTTTGAGGGTTATCATAATGTTGTTTGTGTTTGCCGTGCGAACCTAACCAAGCACTCAATTTGACCGTCAGAGCTTGGGTGTAATATTCCGTTTTGTTTTATTTCTTTTAGCATCGGGTTTTGAGTATTATTCAAGTTTTTCATCGCGGCAAATTAGTGCCACCGTTAGGCCGTCCGCGTTAATAGCGGGTACCATTGTTCTGCCATCGCGTTTGCAATGCCAATCCAAAACTTGCTCCTTGTTTTCCCGCCGTGCATTGCCTCTGTCCAGTGTATTTTTTTTCCGTTCGTTTTCAATGTGTATATTGCTTCCGGTTTTTTTATTGCGCTTTGTTTTTCAAATAGGGTGTCCATCTTTGTATGTTTTAATGGCGGCAAATTTTTCAACCATAGGCACGTTCTCTTTTGTGCTGCATCTCCGAAGTAGTATGGTTGCACAATTTGGTCGTATCTTTTGAACGCCTTGCTTGCATACCCTAATGGGTTCTCTACGCATATTTTGTCTATTGGCGCATTGTAGAGCAACTTGAAAAATTCCAATGCTTCCTCTCTTTTCTCTGCTCTTCCTGGCTTGTTCCAATGCCGTGTCCCAACATAACTAAGATACGTGCAAGGCGGGTGCGCTATCATAATATCCCAACCATCTGAAAGAATATCGCGCACATCCCCTTGGTAGTGCCTTCCCTCGCTTTCCGTGGGTAACAAGTCGCAAGACATTGCAAACGCTCCGAGGCGTGAGAAAGCATCTCGTACTATTCCAGAAAATTCGCAAGCTACCAAAACACGCGGCGGCCTAACCAAGCACTCAATTTGACCGTCAGAGCTTGGTTGCAACATTCCGTTTTGTTTTATTTCTTTTAGCATCGGGTTTTCAGTATCATTAAAATTATTCATCGCGGCAAATTAGTGCCACCGTTAGACAGTCGTTCGCGAAGCGTTGGAACGCCTCTTAAATGCAACGTTTAGCTTTAGTTTCGGGAGAAAAATAAGTTCTTCGCTTTCTCGCGGTGTAATCGGCGTCGATCTGTATT